TACGAGAAGCAAGGGACGGTCATCGTTCCAAACAAAAACATTTTGTTTTTAACGGACATTCATTTCCCTTATCAAAACAACGACGCGCTGCGATTGGCTATTGACTACGGCAAGGCTGAGAATGTCGACTGCGTGTACTTAAATGGGGACACAATCGATATGTATATGTTATCGCGTTTTATTAAAGACCGACGTTTGCGAAATATGGCCGACGAACTCGAGATGACACGCAACTTTTTAAAGAATTTGCAAGACCACTTCCAATGCCCGATTTATTTTAAGATAGGCAACCACGAGGATCGCTGGCAAAACTTCCTAAAATTACAGGCTCCCGAGTTGTTGGGCATTCCTGACTTTGAACTTGCTACGATTTTACGCTTTGGCGAGTTCGGAGTGCAAGAGGTAAAGAGTAAACAAATCGCAAAAGCGGGCAAATTGCCACTATTGCACGGTCACGAATTTTTCAGCGGGTTCGCGCCACCTGTTAATCCAGCGCGTGGGCTTTATATGAAAGCAAAAGAGTCTTGTATTATAGGTCACCACCATAGAACAAGCGAACACACCGAGGTTAATCTTAGCGGAGACGTAACTACTACCTGGAGTGTGGGTGCATTATGCGGATTATCTCCCGAATATATGCCCTACAACAATTGGAACAACGGATTTGCACACATTCGCGTTGAGAAGGGCGGCGATTATGAGGTCAATAACTTGCGAATTGTAGAAAATAAAATCCGATAAAATGAGATATTTATTCATATTGCTATTATTGGCGAGCTGCGGGGCGCGTAAAGTCAACAAAAGCACAACCGAGACCGAGACTAAAAGCGAGATTACTGTTGTTGATTCCACAAAAGTATATACAAATGAGATATCCGAAGGGGATATACACACCGATGAGTTTGAGATCACGCCAGTTGACACGCTCAAGCCGATTGTTATTATAGACAGTCAAGGCAAAAAGACCACAATTAAAAACGGCCGTATTAAGAAACGAACGCAAATAAGCCGATTTAAGGCGGTTAAATCTACAACCCTACACAATACTCGCAAAACTCAAAAAACTGCGACACAAACCACCAAAGTAAGCGAGAAACACACCGAGCGCACTCAATCGTTTTGGTGGTTGTGGTTGATCCTTATTATTGCGGCTATTCTCTACATTTACCGCCGCTTTTTTATCTCCCGTTTTATTTAGAATTTGTATAAATAAGCATTAAAAACAAACTTTTTTTAATTTTTTGTTGTTTAATTAATTTCTTGTTATATATTTGTACTCAGATAACAACAAATAAAAACACAAACACTATGAAAAATTTAAGAACTCAAGTAACGAATTATTTAATATTAAAAGGAAATAATATTAACGATGTAGATCAAATGATTGAATTGCATTTTGAAGAAGCAAAAAGATTTAACGATGTAAAAACCATTGCTAATTTTATTAGAAAAATTTATTAATATGAAAATAGGAGATATAGTAAACTATTTTGGAAAAGAAGCCGAAGTAGTTTTATTTAATAATTCACACGTTGTAATTAAATTTAAAGATGGTAGTAAATTATGTACAAAAATAACAGGACTTAATAGATAAGAATATGACACCAAAAGAAAAGGCAAGAGAATTAATTAATAAATATAAAAATTCAATAATATTATTTGATGATGATATAGATTCTAAAAAATGCGCAATAATTGCAATTAATGAAATGACAAAATATATACCTAATGTATATCACGATGATTTAATAAAAGAAAAATATTGGAAAAAAGTTAAAAACGAAATAAAAAAACTATGAAATACTTTTTATCACATCGCAAACCGCAGTACTTTTTTTGTTTAATCTTGGCCGCTTACTTTATCGGTCAACTAATCTTTAGATCATAATGGAAAACTTAGAAATCGAAATCAAAAAACACGAGCGCGCCTTGAAAATCCTTGAGGCTTACAAAGAAAGTGACCGACGCTACAACGACCACCTGAGAAGGTTTACCGAACACGAAAAAATGTTTGGTTGGGATATGAGTTGTTGGCACAAAAAACAAATGGCAGTTAACCTTAATATTGGCCTTAGATTGGCCCGAATGTATGAGAACTTATAGACTATATTACTACACCGAGCAATACGATGAGTGCTTTGATTATGACATCGACATCGAAGCCAGCAGCATCGCTGAGGCGATACTAATCTTCAACCAATCCTCAATAGTTTGCAAGCGCATTTGGCGCGTTGAGGAGTTACCATTTAGACACAAACGATGAGAAACGAACGAGGCGCAGGCCGTAAAACTAAATTCAAGGAAGGCACGCAAACAAAAATATTGCACAAGCTAATCCCAATAGACTCGGAAAACGAGGTAAAACAATCAATCGAAAATATAATACAAAAATGGAAAAGACAAAAGTAAACCTCAAAGAGGCTAAAAAGTTCGACAAATGGATGCGCAAGACCGTCAAATCGGTTTACTATTCCGACAACAAAAAAATGTGTAACGCTTATTTAAAAGTTAATTAAAATGGGAGCAACTGCAAAACTATTCTTAGAAAATTCCGAGGAACTTATCACGATGTACGAGCCATCGTTTACAAAAAAAGACGCAATCCTTACAGGCAAGCGAATGGTCGATAACGTACTTGAAGAGGGCAACGTTGACAAGCACATGTTTATGGCCAACATTTGCCGACTTAAAGAGGTCGTTAATTCAGCCGACGCGGAAATGCGTAAGCACTTGCCCGAGGAGAAAATGACTTGCTACGGCGTCGAGTTCACTCCAGTAAACGGCGGCGAGACAATCAACTACTCGGACGATCCGATTTATCAAAACCTTAAGGCAGACCTTAAAGAGCGCGAGGATCTGCTTAAATTGGCTTTAAAACAAACGCAAACAATTTTTGACGCTTATGGTAACGAGGTACCACAAGTATCGGTAACGCCTCGTAAATCAAGTATAACATTAAAATTTTAATTATGGAAGTAGGAACAAAAGTAAGATTGCGCGAGACAAGTATTTTCGTTGCACTGGATGACCGCCACAACCCAAAAGATAAAGAGGGGACAGTTGTCGAAATAGGTAACGAGTCAAAAGACAAACGCCGAACGCAAGAGCTGCCGATTGTAGTTGATTGGGGTGGATTTACAAATAGTTACCGTTATCTCGATTTAAATGAGTTATAGTAGAGCATTAGAGATAGCCGCCAAAATCAAAGACGTTACAACTGTTGACGTCTTTGAGAAGCGGCGGACGCTCCAAATAGTTGACGCTCGAGCGATGTTTTGCTACATTTTACGAGTTGATTTAAAGTACAAATCGGTTGAGATTAGAGAGATTATACGAGAATTTAGGCCCTACGATCATGCGACAGTCTTATACATGGTCAAGATATACGAGAGCGACGTGCGATATAGACGCCCCGACCTGGAGGAGTTACGCCTGCAACTAATCAACAAATACTCGCCCTACTTTGTAATGCTCACAAAGGCCAAAGCAATCGAAGACGAGGACTTAATGAATCAAATAATAAATTTTATAGAGAATTATGAAACCACAAAACAAAAAAGAGTTGATCTTTGTGACGCGAGCTGCAATTGAGGCCGCCACACTTTTACTAATTATAAGCGCAATAGGATGGCTAATTTCACACCTTTAACCAGGATAAAAAAAGTAATGCGATTTTACTATAATCGAGGGGTAAATTCCGAGAGAGTCAATAAAATTTATAAAAAAATTTTGTCAGACAAATATAAATCAGTAATTTAGCATAATCATAATAACCGATGCAAGGCTCGAGCATCCTAATTTCGTGCCACAAAACAAATAAATTATGAGTACTTCAAACAGACGCGCTGCATTCTCGCAGCCAACAACAAACCCAGCAACAAAATTTTTTGAGTGGAAATCAAACGAGAAGACGTTTGCTTACTACGACAAAGAGACAAAGACAAACGTGAGCGTTGAGCTTCCGTTTAAATTCTTAGTTCTCGACGAACTCCATACCGTGAAAGGTTGGAACGACGCAACCGAAAGCGGTATTTATTCCAACGAGGTTAAATATATCTCAAAGGATGAGTTAATCGTTAAGCCATTCAAAGGCAACGAGATTGCAAGAGGTC